TCAAAAGGCTCCTCTTTTCCGTATATATTGACTGGTAATAGCTAGCAAGGGAGTCGAACCCTCGTAAACCGTTCTAGCTACACGCCTAATGAATAGGCTGTATATAAGGCTTTTTTGACCGTGGTCTTCTCACGCCCTACCTTGCCTTTGTTACGATATTTAAGAATGATGCGATCAACTTCGTCATCCAAAGTTTCGGACCATTCGTAGTTATTGAAAACAAAATCAACAATCTCGCTGAATAACTCTCTCGAAAGTAGCCCTTCCATTTGAATTGCCTTCAACGGAGTTAGAGCAGCTTTTTCCGCATAGCACAGATTGAGGGCGTTTTGGGTTCTGTTAGCATTTTTCTGGTCGCGGTCCTTGACGTCTCTAATATAGTTATTTAGATTGTTAGGGTGTTTCTTGCGTAGTTCTTCCACTTCTTCTTGAAACCATTTAAACAATTCCTCTGGCAGTCCTGCGTTGGTTTTCTCCAAAACCGGTTTAGTGGTTTTACCTCTTGTGTAATTAGTAGACAGATAATCTTGAAGGTCGTTGAATAATTCATCGGAAATAATGCCTTCTAGTCTATCTACAGTAGCTGGCGATATCCTCGCACGTTCCACGACTGCGCTATTAAATGCTTGGTAAATGATACGTGCTTGCAATTCGCTGCACTGTTTCACATCTTGGAAAAACTGCTTATAAGAGCCTTTTTTATGTGCTTTCCTAAGTGCCGCATGCTCACTGACTAGCCGTTGATGTAATTCTGGTGTTAGTCCGGAATATTTGTACTTCACGTTCATGGGTGTCACCTCTCTATCACTTTGTGATCTGTGACATATCCCTCTAACGAGATTTCTATAAGTTCTCCAGAACTCCACTCATATCGGCCTTGTTTGACTATAACTGTTGACAGTGTCCGTCTGAACAGCGGGTCCATCCCGCAGACAATAGCCATATCTTTTCTGAAACGGCCACGTTCAAAAACCACATCATAGAGTTTTGAGACGTTTTTCATTACTGCTTTTTTTCGCTGTCGCTTGTTCATTGCTCCACCTCTAACAGTTCTGGATTCTCGTAGATATTGCCGATGGTTGCGAATGCCACTGAATCATCTTCTAGCAATTCTACCATCGGGACATCTTCGTTTTCTTCAAAATCATGGAACATTAAAATTCCTATCTTGCTATTCTGAAAAACTTTTGCATTTATTGGCATTTCAATGTCTTCCACATCTATAGCGATAATATCCCCTTCAAAGATTTCTTTGCCATTTTTGTCAGTAAGTCCAGTTGATTGCATGAGAACGTAATTTTTTAAGTCCTCTTTTACAACATTTCCATTTTTGTAGGTGGATTTGATAATTTGTTCATCGAAAACCAGTGCATCAACTTGCACCATCTCCTTAAACTCTTTATCCCACGCTCTATATCTTGGAATCATTGACCTCTCCCCCTCAAATAGCTAGGAATATCATCCCCGACATTCACGCTGTCATACTGTTCCTTGCTGACAAGGAATTTCCCGTAAGCACCACAATCGAGCGTGTAGAGTTTCCCGACCATGGATTTCCCGGTCACCTTGCCATGCAACTCAACGGCATTATCAGCCTTATGGATTACCACGGTCTCGATAGGTCTATTAACCACTCGTAGAACAGTAGTTACGTTAATTGCTAGCGACACCAATAGCAGAATCGTTGCGACTGCTAGTTCGTTATAAATCTTCTTCCTTGACGAATGTTCCATTTACCATTTTTCCCTTTCTATTCTTAATTTCCTCATAAGCAATGCTTAGACACTCAGTTACATCGAGGTCTAATTGATGTGCTAGCACGATAATCGTTACTAGCGTGTCACCGATAGCGTCCTTAAGCGCTGCTTGTGGCTCCGTGAATTTAGTTGGTTTCAAGAGCACGTCTCGAATTTCTCCGACTTCCTCAGTGATTCGCATCCACTGAATCTTAGGGTCAGCTTGCTTAAGGTTGCGTTTGTCAGCCCAACGGTTAATTTTATTGATTAGGTTATTCATCCGTTACCTCTTTCACTTCAACGCCCGGGCAATCGAATACCCATTCAAAACCAGCTTCTTCAAGCTCTTTGCGGGTGAATTTAGTTCTTAGTCGATACCATTCTCCACACCAAAATACTTTGCCATTGGCCTCACACAATAGCTGAGCATGGTCTTTGCGATTTCTCGTTTTCGGCATAGAAACCCGATATCGCTTTTCTTTCTCGACCTCGTAGCCAAACTGGTGCATGTTTACGAGGGTGATGATAGGATTTTTATTGTCGTCGAACATCCAACCCTTGAACTCATCATCGGGTTGCATATCCCAATGTTTTATAAATTCCCAAATATTGTAATCTAGGTACTCCTTGTGTTCCCCATACCAATCCGCCACGTACTGCGGAACGACTGGTTTCTCAAAGAACGAATCATATAAATCCTCAGCGTAGGCTACCGAAATACGTGCTACCTTAGATAATTTCTGTACTGCTTCATCTTTGTTCATCATCGCTAATTTCCTCCATCCATACAGTGGCATCATCCACTGCCATGCTTAACTTCTTCAACGCTTCAACGTGTTTCAGTGCCTTGTTCTTATCTGTGAAATGGCACTCCTTAACATCATCCATCGTGCGTGCTACTCGTACTATCCACCGCATTCGACTAGCTCCCTTAATCAACATTTTTAAGTTTTGCAGGCACCCACATTTTAGGGTTGTAATTGATCTCATATTTGTATTTTGAAACATTCGGTACTTCAACATCTTCTACTACATAAGAGACATTATCTGACAAACCGATAATATGCTTTTGATATTTGTTCTTCCCGTTTTCTACAACAATTTCAAGTTGTTTATCATGAGTATCAGCCTTGATGGACATCCTACCGCTCATTTGGAACATTACGTCATTTGTAATAGCATCAATCACCGTTACTTTTCGAACAACATTAAAGTTATCCGATTCTTGAGATAAATTTTCAGATACTCTATTTGCCTCTGAGCAACCAGTTAAAAATAATAAACCACTTACAGCAATAATTGCCATTTTACTTAATTTGTTCATGCTTCCACCTCTTCCATCTCCACTGTATACATCCTAGAATTGCGATACTTAACACCTCTCAAACGATGCAGCTCGTTGATAGCGTCGTTTTTGTTGCTAAAAATATGCTCACTGTCTGGCATATTGTCGTAGTACACGATAACCTTATATTTCATAGTTCCACCAATCTCCTTCCATTTTCCGATGTTCTTCGAGCGTATACCGGCGTGCCATAGTAACCGATTGTGCTAGCTGACACACCCAATTGTTCAGCGATTTCACGCTTAGTTCCCATCGCCAGTAATTCTTCACCCTTATATAGCGCATACTCTTTTACTTGCATAGTTCACCCATCTTTCTTAAGAGTTCTTCATCCGGTAACTGCTCAAGCGTTAGAATGCGATTGAGTTTTTTGGCATTGATTCCTAGCTTAGCGCTGATAAACTCCATATCTTCGTGATTAGCCCAAAACCATCTCGAAAACTCTTGCGTTTGGCCTAACACACTTGTGTGGTCGTAACTCCCTGGAGCATATACACCGACTAACTTGTCTTTATATCTGCTATTCATTCCAACTCCGTAATTTCAAATTCAATTCGTGGGTTAGGACTGTACTTTTTGCGAGCTCTTAAATCGCAAACGATACTGTCATCCGTCCACACGATGCCCTTCTTATCAACTTTGTTGTACCCAGCATTTGAAATGCTATCGAACAGCGCTTTGATTAGGTTGTCGATATCGGGCTTTCTGAAATGCCAAAGCGTTTCAGCCATGAATTTCTTGAATGTATCCCACGTTTTAGCTCTAGCTTTTGGCGTGGGCTTTTTTGATACGTTCAGCGGGGCTTTCATGTAAAACACGACATCGACTGAAATAGGACCGTCAAAGAATTGCCCATCATATTCTTGCTCGATAAGCTGCGAACATTGACGCCGCCAAGCTTTCATTTTGGGGTCTTCGTAAGTCCCGAATTTGCTGAATCGTGGCCTAGTTTGTGGTTTAGGCTCGATGTTTAAAATCATTTTCATGTTTTCACCAAATTAGAACGGTAAATCATCACTAGTGATATCCATTGGGTTTGCGTTCCCATAGGGTCCACTATCTCTTGCAAAGTTTGGCCCTTGTTGTTGCGGTGCTTGTTGACCGTAAGGCCCAGCATAGCCGTTGTCATTGCCAAACGCTCCAGACGTGTTGCCTTGAGTGGCATTGCTACCTTCACGCGCCGCACGGCTCTCCAACATTTGGAAGTTCTCAGCGACTACCTCAGTTACATGCACTCTTTGACCTTGCTGATTCTCGTAGCTACGGGTCTGGATGCGTCCAGTGATTCCAATCAATGCGCCTTTCTTAGCCCAGTTGACCAAATTTTCAGCTTGCTGGCGCCAGATAACACAGTTAATAAAGTCTGTTTCACGTTCGCCGTTAGCGTCTTTAAAATTACGATTAACCGCAAGACTGAAAGATGCTACTGCGATATTATTACCAGTGTATTTTAGTTCTGGGTCTTTGGTTGTTCTTCCAACAAGACAGACTGAGTTCATCATGTTTCTTATCTCCTTTTTTAATCCATTCCTTCGTAAAAACTCTTTCCAAGTTGTTCTTCAAAATCTTTGTCGTCAATAGCCAACTTAGCTAGTTCTGTTATCATTCTGATTTTAGTTTGTCGACAAGGTTGATATCCATATTTAGCGTATTTCATTATTCTGTTAAATGTGCTTACTGGATATGGTAAATCATCATCAATGACTAGTCGCTTAGTGTGTAGATGTTCAAAGAATTCCTCTTGAAAAGCCACTTCATAAACTGCCAAATAATTATCTTCATCAACGTTGTCATAGTTTTTGTAATAAGCGAACTTCGTTATCGTAAAATCAAAATCTGAAATCATGTCTTTCGGTTTCCCGAATGTCTTCCTGATTAGTTCTACTCTGACTTTCTCTTTGATGAAATAAACTGCCCAAACATTTTTATTTTCATAAGAAAATCTTATTTCACTAGGATTTTCTTCCATCTGTTTTTTGAAATATTTTTGAGCGTCCTTAAAATCTGCTTCACATTCAAAGAACATGTCAATATCATTGACTCGCTCATTATTGAAGATGTTCTTAAAACAACCGCCTGCGATGTACCCTTTGTGCCCAATTAAGAATTTATCCAACCACCAAATTTGTCGATAATTGTATGTGTCCCTCACAACTATGCTCATTGCTTACCTCATTTCAGAATTTCATAATTTACAAAGTTATCATCAAGCAGCTTAGCGAATTGGTGCCATTGTTGTTCACCGCCGTGAAAAGTAAGAGCAAGATTGACCTTGTACGGCTCAACGGGCTTGTTAGGCACGTCCTCGACTGGCTTAGTGTCTTCGATAACCTCACCGGTTTCAGCGTTGACTGCTTTGATTTCCTCATTTGCTGATTGTTGGGCCATGGCTTCAATTTCTGCCAAGCGTGCCGCTTCTGCTTTCTCTTTAGCTTCCGCTTTCTGCTTACGCTCAATGGCTGCATCACGGTCCTTTTTCATTTGCTTCAAGATTTCCACTAGAGGTGTATCATTCTGTAATGCTCTAGTGTATGGCTCTGCCGGTAGCTCATAATCAAGGGCTTTTTCCTCAATCATGCCCACGTTAGACTTGTATTCTTCCAGTCGGTCATACTCGGCCAATACAAGAGCGTCGATTTCTTCTTCTGTCGCTTTTTTGAGCTTCATTTTCTTATCCATGAAATCACCGACTTTAGAAAAGCTCTCGTACTTGTCCTTGAATGTATCCTTGTCTAGTCCGGCTAGCTCACACTTGCTTTCAAATACTGACCTAACGTGGTCAATTCGTAGCATTTTTTTGTGTTCTTTGACTTCATCACGTTTAGCGCGCAACTTGCCAAGTAGTGCATTCAATGGCTCTAGCGAGGTCGCTAGTTTAGATTCAAACTCGGTGAGTGGGTCTTTGTAGATTCTGCCAATTTCCTTACGCTTGTCATCCAGTTTGTCGCCAAGCCCTTTAAAACGAGTGATTTCTTTTAAGACCTCGTCATATTCAAGTTGGTCCAGTTGCTCATCTGATAGCTCGCTAACTGCTGCTTGAATAGCTGCATCAAACGCTTCAAAGTCAAAGTTAATTTGCCCTGGCGTATATACCGGCTCGATTGTTTCAAGAAAATTGTTTGTTACATCCTTCATTTTTATCCCTTTCGATTGTTAATCTGTGTTTGAATGTCGTTGCTTACCACGTTAAAGCCTGCCACTAGCAACTCATGGAAGTCATTGAGCTTGTACTTCTTCATGTAGTAGTTCGCTACTGTTTCGGTTGCTTGACCTGTGATTAAAGCTAGTTCATTGACCTGCTGCATGATTGTGTCATGTTGTTCATTGCTAATAAAGTTTGGTTGTGGTTGTTCTTCCACTTCCTCGCCTTCTTCGACTAGCTCCTGCTCTGGTTGGACTGGTTGAGTTTGCTCTTGTCTCTGCTGCTCAATCTGTGCCATTTTACGAGCTTTAACATCCTCTTGCGTTTCTCGCGGTGTAACGTCGATAGGTGATGCTTGTTCCATTTCATCCGCAGTGTATAGGCCGCCCACGTTCTCCGAGAATGCATCTCGGACGGCTGCCACGATTGCCACCTTTTCAATCATTTGGCCCGGTGCTTTCTGCCACCAATTCTTATGCGTGTTATAAGCTGACAGCTCAACTTCACGATAGACTGGACGGCTTCGGTCTTTGCGGTACACCTCACACCAACCACCGATTAGGGTAGCTTTACGAGGTAAGATAACGCCCTTTTTGGTTTTGAGTTCGCCTTGTTCATTCTCGTAGATCACACCACTTTCAAAACCGTCATAGTTTTGATTTTGTTCAGCTCGTTTCATGAAAGCGTCCTTAGACACCACGATTTGAGCTGGGTTGTTCCCGTACTTTATGAAATAGACCTCTTTAGTGAAAGGGTTAAGATTGCGATTTTTAACGATTGCCAGCAACGTTTGAAGCTCTTGTGGGCTTGCTTGATGTTTCGGGTCAACAAAGTTCCTCAATGTCTCGCCGTCAAGCTGTTGCAAATCTGTTAAATACGCCCCTTTTGTAGTTTGTAATTGATTTTCCATGTCATATCCTTTCCAGATACCCCTAATTCTCAAATTTTGGGGGTTATTTGCCGTTTTACCGTTTCTCTAGTGTAATTGTGCCACTAGATTACTTAGGGCGGTTACAAGCGGTTTTAGAGCCATTTCCTGCCCTTCGACTTTTTTAGGTGCCATAGCTCCTTTTTGAGCTTGTTATTTTCGTGAGCTAGTGACAAGATTCTGTCTTGCTGACTATTTATGATTTCGCCCAGCTCACGACCTAAATTCATGTACTTGTTCCGCCATCGGCTCTCGACTTCGTAAGTTTCTTGTTCCATGTTTAATGCCTACCCTCCCACCACTGCTTTTATTTAATTACTTCGCAAACAATTCCATAAGTGCTTTAAAGCCGTCTTCAAAGGTTGGTTCACGCTCCGTGCGTTCAAAGTCCGAGCCGTCAAGTTTAGTTACGTTGTATTCAGCTTCTACGATAAGCACTTCGCAGTGAAACACTTCAGCAAGCTTGTCAATGCCAGCTTTTTGTTTTTCGTATGGTTCGATTGGTAGCTGTAGCGCTTTCCAAAGTCGGGTATCAAAAGTCGCTGTAAACGCTATGTTCCCTTTGTCTTTATAGCTCGTAAGAAAGCCATTCTTTTCAGCGTTGTAGAGTACGATGTTTTTATTGTTTTCTTTCATGGTTGTTATTCCTCACATTCGTTGTGCTTCTTGAAGCCAAGAGTTAAAGCAGTGATACCGGCAGCAATCACTACCAATCCCAAAGTGCTAGCAATACCTTCTTTTTCACCAGTAACTGGAAGAGTACCGCCGTAAACGGCTGTATTTGCCACCTCTTTTGGCTCAGAATCGAGTTTATAAGATACCATGGTATATTGTGCCACTTTGTTATTAGGACGCTCTACGCTCGTTTTAGGGGCTTTTTCTGGCGTGCTAGGTTTTTCTGGTGTTGGGTTTTCTGGCTCTACTGGAATTTCCAATTCTGGCAAGTCCAAAACTGGTGCATCAAATGGTACGACACCTCCAGACCATTCTGGCTTATC